CTATATATAACATCTTTAGTATCTAGCAATTTTTCTTTAATTTTAGTATTCTCTCCGCTTTCACTTAAATGTTTATTAACAAGGGTTACCGTTTCTTTAACTAGACTTGACACTAAAATTTTAATAGTGTCTTCATTGTTTTCACGTAAAACTTTTAATATATATTTTTCCTCTTCATTTAATGAATCTTTATATTTTTCATTAAATTTATTTGTGACTATTTCTAAAAATTTGTCAACATTAATGTTTTCTCTAACATATTCAGATGAAGATTCATCTGTATTTTTATTTTTTTCAGATATTAACCAAGAGACAACATTTTCTCTAGATTCTTGTATTTTAGGTAGGGTGTGTACATTTTTTTTTGATGTGATTAGATTTTGTAAATCTCTATGTATTGATTTTACCTCTTTTGTTTTATAATCTATATTTTTAGACTCCAATATAGAAGTTAACTTCCCTATTTCTGAATTTAAAGACCTTTTACCTTTAAAAGTTTTAAATAAAGAAATAGATTCTTTTAAGTACTCATTAGCACTAACCTCACTTTTAAGTGTGTCATTTTCAATATTCTTAAAAACAATGAAAGCTGTCTTTAAAGTTTCACTCTCTTTTAAAGTATTTAAAAATTCCTTATATAAACCTTTACCATAATTAATTAACACATCGTCTTCCGAAGAGTACGACTCAATTAACTTCTCAGTAAATATATCTTTTATTGTACCAAAATTCATATGTCTTTTTTAAAATAAATATGCTTTAGTTTTGAATTAGGTCGTAATTAATTAATTATTTTCTTCCCCGTCATTATCACTAATTAAATTATCTATGCCATTTGTCATATCCATAATTTCTTGATTTTTTCTTTTACCTTCTAAAAGTAATTTGTCTATCACACCTTCATCACCCCTAAAACCTTCCCCAAAAGCAGAATCACCTCCAGCCTCATCACCTCCGAAACCTCCAGCCTCATCACCTCCGAAACCTCCAGCTTCATCACCTCCGAAACCTCCAGCTTCATCACCTCCGAAACCTCCAGCTTCACCGGTTTCACCTTCACCAGCTTCACTAGTTTTTGGTGTTAGTATGTCACCATATAGTTTATCTATTTTAGTAAAGAAACCTGTTTTTGTAATTACTTCTGGTGTTTTTTCTAACTCAGCTGTAGCAGCCCTTTCTAATCTTTGTTGTTCTAGGTCTAATTTAATTTCATCATCAGACCAATTAAAGATGTTCTTTTTAGCCCATGTATGTGACGTTGGTGCTATACCATCACTAGAGGCTACTAAATCTTTATATAATAACACTTTTTCTTTCCATTGTTCTACCTTTAACATTTCACCTTGAGTAGATGGATTGTTAAGTGATAGTTTAAAATTATCTAATTCATCATGAAAACCTAACATATATAAGTGTATGATAGCTATTTTATTTAATTCTTGAATCATTGATTGTTGAATTCTATTAATAGTTCTAGCAAACCTAATATCCATTAAAGCTAAATTTTTACCATCACCAGTCGGTTCTTCAAAACCTAAAAAAGTTTTTGGTACCCTGAGTGCGGTAACCATTTTTCTTTGAATAAATTGTATATCAGCTATTTGGTCTAGATTTGTTGCTCCAGGAAGAGTCTCTATCGGCATTGAGGCGTTAGGGTCTCTAACAGGTACAAAATAATCTTGGTCAACCGCTAATGTGTTATACCTAACATCTTGTTGTCCTGTTTGGCTGTCTGCTGTTTGTGTTCTTTTAAATTTATTAGCAACTTTTTGTACATAAGCTTCAACATCCTCATCGTCAATATTACCCACATAAACTTTAAACACTCTTCTTTCAGGTGCTCTAGTCACACGGTAAACTAACATAGCGTCTTCAGCTAATAGTAACTGTCTCCAAGTTTTCCTAACTTTATCCAAAACAGAAGTTCCATAAGGTAATTTCCTGTCGTCACCAAGTAACCTAAAATGAGCTACCTCCCAAGCATTAAAACTTAAATTTTTAGATTTCCACTCAAATTTTATTTCTCTCTTGTTATCTGTTTCTGGGTCATTTTGATTAAACCCTAAAACACTAGAATCACTCCTAGACATCTCAATATTTGTGAGTTGGGTAGAACCGATAACCCCGTATTTAAAGTTTAAATTTAAATGAATAAAATTATCACCATACTTACAAGTGTTTCTTGTCCACATTGGTAAGTTTGAGTGGATGTCTAGAACATTAAAAAATAAATCCTCTAATACTTTTTTAATCCTACTAGAATCTGAATAGATAGACATTATTTGTCCTTGTTCATTTAATGTACAACTTTCTTCTGACATAGTATCTAACGCTACAGCGATTTCAGGTGTAAACTCCATTGCCTCATAATCCATATAGGAAGCCAATCTTGTTGTCTCATAGTAAGTGGCTTTTTGATACATTTCATTATCAAGTTTTGTCCACTGTGAATCCAAGTACCTCTGTTGTTGTAGTTGTAACTTTTGTTTTTGATAATCTTCTCTAGAATTAGTTACTATTAAGTCTTCATTACCTAAACTGTAATTTGGGTTTTGTAATACGTTACTTCTTTGTGTACCACCCCTACCTAACATTGCTGTTAGCTTTTGATAGACTGTTAAGTTATTTTTATCTTCTGCCATTTTTTTTTATTTATATTCTTTTTATAAATATTCACATTAAAGGTAATCTACAGTTTATGAATGTGAAGTATATTATTCGACATAATCACAATCAACATACGCAGTGTGTTGACCATTTGATGTATCTATTTCCCAAACATAACTAACTATATTATCGTAAGGACCACTACAAGGTTCATAAGTACTGTTTCTAGTACTATTAGTACCTATGTTAGGCGCTTGTCTTGGTGTAGGGTTCCAACTGTATCTTATTGTTCCCGCACCAGGTCTAACATTTGGTCTATTTTTAAAAGGTTTATTTGATGAATATTGTCTTGCCATTTTATCTTCCTTTAAATTTACCCATGTCACCAAAAATCCACATATTCTCTTTAAACTGGTCTACGGTCACATTTTTATTATTATCTCTTTGGTCTGTGTAAAACCCAGTATTTACAGCCTCATTTAGTTCACTATAATCTTCAGTGTTAGTGGTTTCAACAGACCAACTATCAATCATTGCCTTGGCTTGTCCTTTTGATTTTTCTAAATCTTTAAATGAGGTAGAACCAACGAAACAACACATGGCTATAGACATTAAAAGGTCATCGTGATAACCTTTCATATGGTCTGCTCTACCACCAATAAAAACAAATGTCTCTATTTCCATTAGTGCTCTTTTAGAACGAATTTTAAAAGAATCCATCCTAATAGATTCTTCTAGTTTTGATACTATTGTGTTTCTGTTTTTTTGGAAATTTAAACCAGGTAGTTTACCCCTATCCATATATTTCTGTAAAGCTTTATTGTTCTCAACAGAATCAATACCGACAGTCACATCATAATAAAGGTTTCTTTTTGGGTATCCTAACTCTATTAACTTAAGAACAACCGAAGCTCCCCAACCACCTGTAATATCTACCACAATAAAAGCGTTGTAAGAATCACCATAATATTTACATATTTCACCTAAAACATCGGGTGCTACTTTACCGTGATACTCAGCAACTTGGTTTCCTGTTGTGAAATCCCATATCACAAGGCCGGCAAAATCATCAGAAGAACCTGAAGATGGGTCAGCGGATAAAATATACTGATGGTCCTTAATAGGGTCTTCCCATATCCACATATTAGCATCAATCCATTCTTTTCTTATAGGGTCTTTAACATTATCACGACTTTGTCTGTTTTTATATTTATCATCGATAACATTATCACCTGAACCAACAAACGAACAAAGTAACTCTTGAGCAATTGACCTAGCATTGTGGTTAAGTTGAGCACACATACCATCAAACCAACCAGATGTGGGTTGAAACCCTTTCTCAATCATATCATCCCAAGTTTCTTCAGGTACAGTACACTTTTCATTAGTATAATGGTTTA